GTTTCCCAGTCACGATCGGAGGGGGTTGCCTCTTCCGGATGCCATTCAAAATGCACCTGAACTGGGTTTTGGTTTATCGTTTTACTATACGGCTTTTCTGTCGTTGAATACTTCCAGAGGTGGTATGGGCGATGGCCGAATACCCTGGCACATAGTGCAGCAATATGCTGAGGTTCATAACCTTACTTCACAAGAGGCTTTTGAACTACATGAAATAATAGCATCTCTGGATAGCAATTACTTAGTCTGGAAACGAGAGAAGGCTCCAAAGCATGGCAAGTCTTAAAGGATTTTCCAAGAACATGAGTCGGAGAGCCGCTCTTGTTGAACAGAGGATGAATGAAAAAGTCATCCGTGCCTCAATTGCTGTTTCCCAAACCGTTATTTTATCAACTCCAGTTGATACTGGCAGAGCCAGAAATAATTGGTTCCTATCATTGGATCGTCCATTACTAAATCCTACTGAGGAAACTGATATTTCTGGCTTTGCCCGAATTGATTCTAATAATACAAAGGTCAAATCCCGTAAGCCAGGATCAGGATCTGTGTATATTACAAACAATGTCCATTATATCGGTTTACTTAATGCAGGTAGTTCTAGCCAAGCTCCTGCAGGTTTTGTTGAAAAAGGTGTGTTGGTTGGTTTAAAAGCCGCTGGCGTTGGAAAGGTGCTTGAATAATGCCTACTGAACGCATACAGATAATTGTTACTGAAAAGGGTGCGCGTGTTGTAAAGCGCAGCATTGAAGGTGTCGGCAGGGGTGCGGATCGGACTGCATCTAGCGTTTCTCTCCTGAATCGTGCGCTGGCTGGTCTCGCATCCACTGCCGCTATTACCCAACTGATTCGATTATCAGATACCTATACTAATTTACAAAATCGAATTAGAACAGTTACCACTGGCACTGCGGAATTGAATGCTGTAACTCAGGAGCTTTTCCGTATATCAAACCAGACTAGATCTTCATTTGAAAATACGGCAGAGATTTATGCGAGAACTGCATTAGCAGTGAAGGATCTTGGCACTTCACAGAAAGAGACCTTGGAATTTGCGCAATCTCTTAATGAAGCCATTATCCTATCTGGTGCAGGTGTCACAGAAGCCAACAATGCACTCATACAGTTTTCCCAGGGTTTGGCCTCGGGTGCTTTGCGTGGTGACGAATTACGTTCAGTTCTGGAACAGTTACCTGTCGTGGCCGACGTTATTGCAAAAGGGCTTGGTGTAACTCGTGGTGAATTAAGGGCATTGGGTAAAGAAGGAAGGCTGACAGCTGAAGTTATACTCAATTCTTTCCGGGATGCCAGAGAAGATATCACAGAACGATTTGCCAGAATCACTCCAACCATCGGCCAATCATTTCAGGTATTGAGAAACGAAGTTGTCAAGTTAATTGGTGACTTTGATAAAGCTGTCGGTGCTACGGCATTATTGTCAAGAGCATTGTTGTTCCTTGGTGATAACCTCAACACCATTGCAAGAATTGTAGCTGCTGGAACCATCACCACCGGATTGGTGGTCGGTATTAATGCAGTGCGAACCGCCGTTGCTGGCCTTACCGCTGTTATAGCAGCCAACCCAATTGGTGCGTTGCTAGTGGGTATTACGGCCACCACCGCTGCGCTTGTTACCTTTTCAGACCGCATTACCCTGGGCGAAGGAAGATTGGCAAATTTTCGTGATTTTGCTGTAGCGGTATGGGAAGAAATCACAAACGCATTCAACCAATTTCTTATATTTTTTCAGGATGAATTTAGAGCCATAGAGGAATTTGTTGAATCCATATTTGGTGATATAAACATATCTGTGGTGAGTGTGTTGCAAGTTGGTGCTCAAGTGATGGATGCTTTTGTTGGTGTTCACATTGGTGCTTTTCGTGCAATACAAACAGTGTGGGGCAGATTCTCTTCCATATTTGAAACAGTGGTTCTTGGAAGTGTGAAACGAGTTATCGAGGGATTTAAAACTGCTGTTACATTTATAAGTGATGCTGTCAATGCGGTATTGGAATTTACTGGATTGGACACATTAGCCAGTTCTGCTATAGATCGAATTCAATCATTCTTTGAAGATGCACTAGGTGACTTTGGAGGAGAGATTAAAGATGCTTTCTTATCCGGATTTGACCTTAATGCTGTGCAGGGTGCGCTCGATAGAGTCCTTGCAAGAAGTGAGGAAATTGCAAGAGCGAGAATTGAACAAGAGAAAAAGGTTGCAGAAGAAGTCCAAAATGCACGTGATGCATTAGACACCACTGGGACAAATGTCACACCACCATTGAATTTTGAAGCGTTCCAAAGATTCTTGAAACAATTGGAACAGGAAAATGAGCTTCTGAAATTAAATAGCCAACAAAGAGCAATACAACAAATTCTTGTTCAAGCAGAACGTATTGTCAAGAGAGAGCTTACCCAAGAAGAACAAGCGTTGATTGGTCTATTGGCCCAGGAAAATGAAGCGTTGACCCGTCAGAGCCAAATACTTGAAGATCTCAATGGGCCATTGGAACGTTACACTTTGAGCGTGGATGCTCTTCATACGTTATTGGCAAATGGTCAAATAACTGTAGAGCAATTTAATGCTGCACTGCGTGAGCAAGAACAGTTGTTGTTGAACGAGATTGATCCAACTTCATTTGCAGATGGTTTCATTTCTCAAATGAGACGTATGCAATTGGAGACTCAAAATATCTTGGCCGATATAGGCACTCAAATTGCTGAGATTTTTGGCCCTGGTGGGGAATTGTCTCAAGGTATTGGTGATGCGGTTGCTGAGGTTATTGTATTTGGCGATGGTTTTTCAGAGCGGTTGAGTGATCTTAAAGTATTGGTTGGAGATCTTGCCAGAGAAATTGTTGCAAAGCTTATATCCTCTTTGGTGCAGTTTGGTGTGAATTTGGCGATACAAGCCACTCTTGGCCGAGTTTTAGCCTCCCAGGGTGCAGCCGCCACCACGGCAATAGCTGCTGAGCTTGCCACCGCATGGGCCACTCCAGCTGCTCTCGCGTCTCTCGCTACAGTGGGAGCAAATGCCGCACCTGCTACTGGTGCTGTTGTTGCTACTGTGGGAACAACTCAGGCATTAGCAGCTGCAACCCGTATTGGTTCTTTCCGAACGGGTGGTCATACAGGGTTTGGCCCTGAAGATAGAATAGCTGGTGTTGTTCATGGTCGAGAGTTTGTAAGTGATGCGGAAACCACAAGAAGGTTTCTGCCAGATCTCATCATGATGCAGAATGGTGTTGATCCTTCTTCAGCTAGAAGTCGAGGCATTAATGTTGTGGTAAACAATTTGGCAGCTGGTGTTGAATTTGAAGTAAATCAACCTACTCCAAATGATATTGAGATCATAGCAAGAAGAGTCGTTCAGCAAGAAGCTCCTGGTGTGATTGCTTCAGACCTGGCAAGACCAAATAGTCGAACAAGTAAAGCTTTAACCCAAACAACAACAGCAAGGTTGACTCGGTAATGTCACTTAGTGCTTATTACCTTAATTCAGAAATCAGTGTAGTTCAGTTAGAATTGCTTGAGATATCACATCCAAATTTCTCTCAAGTATTTCGCATAGTTCGTAATGCGACCAATGGTGTCGCTGTTATCTTGGAGGATGACAAATGGGCTCAATTTAACTATTACCCTGTTAGAATTACCCCATTAAGTTCCGGAACGGATTTAGAGCAAAGGGTGAAGATTGATCTGGGTGATCTGGGTGAGGTTCTTCCAACTGAGATTGAATCAGTAGATAGTAATAATGGTTTCTCAACGAAGCCTGTTTTAAAATATCGCACTTATCGATCAGATGATTTAAACAATGTGTTGTTTGGCCCAATTACCTTGGAGATACAAAACCTGAGTTTCAATGCGGATGGTGTAAGCTTTGAAGCGGCTGCGCCTTCCTTGAATGTTTTGCAAACGGGATTGATATATAATAATTCCCGGTTCCCAATGCTGCGAGGTTTTGTATGATATGTGATTTCAGAGTTGATGATTTTCTTGGCAAGCAATTCCATATGAACAATTACAATTGCTGGCATCTTGTGAGGGAGGCATGGTTAGTGATCACTGGTGTTGACTTAGGTGATCTGACTCCTACTCCAGCAACTAATGATAATTTGAAAGAAACATTTGAAAATGAAAAGTCTAATTTTCAGAAATTAGAATCACCACAAAGTCCTTGCATAGTATTAATGGAACGAAAGAATTCAATTCCACACGTTGGTATTTATTGGAAGAAAAGGGTTCTACAAATAGTGCCCATGGGAGTTGAATACCAACCTTTAGATATTGCTACACGGGGATTTCGTCAAGCGAGCTTTTACACATGCATACCTTAGTCTTAGCAGAAAATCCATTTGAACCTGCAACTTGGCAAGTATCTAAATTTGACGGTGATCCGGCAGAACACATCTCAACCAAATTTGCAACTTGGCCGTCAACTGCTCGCATATACCATGATCAGGTATCGCATGAAAATGATGTGACACCGAGAGATGACGCAGGGATTGAAAACCTTCAATCCTTATCTGGTAAGTTCTATGTTGTTGTTTACCCAGCAGATCCCACAACAATAATCATTACTGCAATTGCTATTATAGCAACTCTAGCTGCTGCGTTCCTGTTTTTACCCAAGGAAGAACTGCCTGACTTGAGCCAATCCCCCAATAACTCCCTGGGCCAACGTGGCAATGATGTTCGAGCAGGTGCACGTGTGCCAGATATATATGGGAAGGTCAAGTCTTTTCCGGATTTGGTGATGTTGCCATATCGAACATATGAAAGCCATTTGGAAGTTGAAACTTCATATATGTGCATTGGACGTGGTGAGTATGACTTTACAGATGATGATGTGCGGGATGGTTCTACTTTGTTGAAGGATGTTGGTGCTGCTTCTGCAATATTCTATGGCCCTGATGATTCACCGAACAATAGCGCAACTCCGCAGTTGGAAATTGGTGCGGCAATAAGTGATGAATTGTTTATCGTTCGTAAACTTGATGCATTTAATGGTCAAGTTGTTAAGCCGCCAAACGCTGGTGTGTTTATTGGTAGTAATGATGTCAAATTTACATATCCAAATATTATTGGAATAGACCCACCCAGCACGGACATGACAGAATTATTTACCGCTGGTGATAGTTTGACTATTACAAATGCTGATACGGTAAGTGGTCCAACTGATGGTGGTGGGCCTGACACAGAAGTTGATTTGGATGGCACTTATGATGTATTGTCAGTATCAGCAAATGCCATAACATTAGATGATCCTGCCAGTGTCAATTCAGATTGGGATGATCTTGATCTGATGGTTAGTAATGTGTCTGATCCCTCTTCCGCAAAGTTAGAATCTTCTGAAGATAAATGGATTGGACCATTCATAGCAGAAGGCAGCGACATAGATGGGTTTATTGCCAATTTTGTTGCACGTGCTGGAGTGTATAAGGTCAGTGAAAGTGGTAATCAAGTTCAATCTACTGTCACAGTGGAACTTGAATTAACCCCTGTAGACGAAAATGACACACCAACTGGTTCTGCGGAAACATTCCAAGGCACCGTTACTGGTTCTGCTACGTTGAAGACATTAAGAGCCATTACTATAAGGGCAGAACCTACATTTAGTGGTAGAACCTCTGTCCGTGTTCGACGTGTAAGTGCACTTGATGACAATTACATAGAGCAGGGTGGTAGTATTCAAGATGAAACCACAATCTTGGATGTTTACTCCACCGCTTCCCTGGGCTCGATAGATTTTGGTGATGTGACCACCGTTCATACTAAAACAGTTGCAACTGCAAGTGCCTTGGCTGTTCGGGATAGAAACTTGAGTGTTGTTTGCACTCGTAAGATACCCACACGTATTAGTGGAGATGATTTCACACTCACTACTTCGGCAACGCAATCTGCTGATGAAATTATCTCTGCTATTTGCTTGGATGCTGTAATTGGTAATCGTGCAAAAAGTGAGATTGACTTCGACAGTGTGTATGATACAATTGCTGCAGTGAAAGCATATTTTGGTCATGATGAAACAGGTGAGTTCAACTACACCTTTGATGATCTCAATATGACCTTTGAGGAAACGATAGCTGCCATTGCCCAGTCGGTGTTCTGCACTGCTTATCGGCAGGGTAATGAATTGAAATTAAGCTTTGAAGAACCCACTGAAGATTCTGTGCTGGTGTTCAATCACAGAAATAAGTTTCCCAACACCGAAGTAAGAACATTGAGATTTGGGAATGAGAAAAATTACGATGCGGTTGAGTTGGAGTATATTGACGCAACTACTCATCTTCATGAAACCATTGTTGTTCCAACAGGTGTAACTGCAAATGCACCAAGAAGATTAAAGACTATTGGTGTCCGTAGTATTGAGAAAGCCTATCATCACGCTTGGCGTGCCTGGAACAAAATAGTTTATCAAAATCTCACTACTCAATTTCAAGCAACCAGTGAAGCAGGTTTATTGGTTCTTAGAGATAGAATTCTGGTAGCGGATAACACCAGGTCAGATGTTCAAGACGGTGAAGTGTTTGCTCAAGATGGGTTGGTTCTGTCTCTTTCCACAGAAGTGGTGTTTGATAATTCTGAAACCTATACGGTATTTTTGCAACACACTGATGGCACTGTAGAGTCCATAGCTTGCACCCGAAGCACAACGGCCAATGGTAAGAAAGAATTGGTTCTGGGAAGTTCTCCAAAACAAGCGTTGTCTCTGGATGATAACAATTATGTTCGTGCGCTATATTGGTTGGTGAAAGATTCTGATATAAGACCACAAGGATTTTTGGTAACGGAGAAAGAAGCTGCTGACCTTTATAGATTTGATGTTCAAGCTGTAAATTATGATTCCAGATACTACCAACATGATGGATTAGAACTTTGGTTTGAGATTTTAGAAAGTTCCGGCATGGCTGATAGTAGCGTTAATGACAGAGACGGCACCATTGTTGGTGGGGCAATTCTTACAAATTCTGATCGTGGTGGTAAATATGTCTATGAAGGTAGTGGAACCACACATGAGATAACTCTTGATAGTTTTACTCCTCCAGCAAGCTATACCAAAATGTTTTG